ACGAGGTCTTCCAGCTCGTAGCCTGAGCCGGCAACGACTTGACGGCCGCGCCGAGCGGGCGCTACATTCGCGGTCCGGGCGCTATGCGCCCGTGTCTATGGGTTTGGGGAACTACGCTCTCAAACCGGCGAACGAGCCTCTCGACCGCACCTGAAAGGAGGATGCAAATGGCATCCGAGGAGACAGCGATCATCGAGCCCGAGGCGGCGTCGGAGGCCGCGCCCGTCTCGCTGGAGACGACCAAGCTGGTCGCCGAGACGCCCGGGGCGACCGTCTCCGAGTCGCGGGCCGAGGCGGGCCGGACGGCGGAGGAGAAGACCGAGGCACTGGACGAGGCGGCCGACGCGACCGCCGACGTCGGGGCCAACAAGTCGATCTACGAGCTGGCGGCCGGCGACACGGCCGAGATGTCGCTGGCGATCCAGCAGATCGCCTACGTCCTGGAGCGGCACCTGAACATCGACTTCGTCCGCGAGGCTCCGCTCGCCGACGTGACCAGCGGGCTCGCGCATCAGCAGGCGGCGATGTCGCCCGGCAGGGAGTCGCCGCAGCTCCTCGACGACGCGGTCGTGCCGCCCGGGATCAACAACCCGACCGACGAGCTGCTGCCGCCGAACATCCCGACCGGCTCCTCGGTGGAGGCCGAGGCCGAGGCGGCCGCCGCACTCGCTGCCGGCGGCGAGGACGAGGGGAAGCCGGAGGCTCCCGCGGCTTCTGCCTCGCGGGCGGAGTGGAACGCCTACGCCGAGGAGGTCGGCGTCTCGAACCCCTCCTCGCTCGCCTCCAAGGACGAGGTCATCGCTGCGGCCGAGGCGAAGGCGTAGCGGTGGCGATCGCGGTTCCGAATCTGCGGCGGCCCCCCGCCGATCTGGGGCCGCTGGGGCCGTACTGGCGGCGTCGGCTCGGCCGGACGCTGCCGGGCGAATACACGCTGCAGCAGCTCCGGGCCGTCAACGCCGCTCGGGGTGCGCTCGGGATCCCATCGCTGGGCGGGGCCGGCGGCCCGCCGATCGTGCCGCCCGGCCCGCGGGGACCACTGCCCGGCATCGGCGTACGGGCGCCGCTGCCGATCCCGCAGATGCCCGTCGGGACGGGGGGACTCGTGCGGCCGCACGTTCGTGTCTCGCCGACCGGCTTGCCGCATCCGGTCGCCCCTCACGTCCGAACGCCGCAAGGCCGCGGCATCCTCGACGCCGTGCCCGGCGCTCGGCCTAGGCCGAACACGGCGGCCGAGCTCGCCGCGATGCTGGCGAACATCCGGGCGGCGCGGGCGAAGCGGCCGCGCTGGCGGGACAACTTCGCGATGGCGCAGGGGGTTCCCCTGCGGCGGCCGAGTCCGATCGTCAACTTCGGCCTGCGGCCCTGATGGACGAGCTGCCCGTCATCCCCGAGTCGAAGCGGCAGGAGTTCCTGGCCTACATCCGCCGCCACCCGTCCTGCTCCATCCGCGAGGCGGCCGAGATGGTCGGCCGGCGGCGCTGGGAGTTCCGGGCGCTGCTCGGCGAGGAGGAGTTCGAGGCCGCCTACACCGAGGCCCGCGGCCGCGACCCGGAGGCGATCCGAGCCGAGCTGCGTCGGCGGGCGATCGAGGGGATCGACGAGCCGGTCTTCTACCAGGGCCAGGAGGTGTCCACCCAGAAGCGCTACTCGGACTCGCTGCTGGGCAAGATGGCCGACGCCTACCTGCCGGAGTTCCAGCGCGGCGGGATGCCCGACCCCGGCGCCGAGGGCGCCATGATCGCCGTGGAGAGGAGGGTCATCGTTGGCATCCGCGACGTCGTCGGACTTGCCCGCGAGCTTGGCATCGGCCTTGAAGGGCGACTCGATCGCGGAGCTCCTGGCGGAGAGCTTCCCGCCGCTTCGGCTGTATTGCCCGATCCTGGAGGCGATTAGCGCCCAGCAGGCGGTCTTCCTGCTCGCCGAGGAGGAGGAAGTGCTCTACGGCGGCGCCGTCGGCGGCGGCAAGACGGCGGCGATGCTGATGGCGGCGATCCAGTACGTCGATGTGCCCGGCTATGCCGCCCTGCTGATGCGGCGCACCTTCCCCGAGCTGGAGCAGCCGGACAACCTGATCGAACAGTCGCTGCGCTGGTTCGCTCACGCTCCCCGTTCCGTGCAGCCGTCCTACAACCAATCCGACCACGAGTGGACGTTTCCCTCCGGGGCAAAGATCCGCTTCGGCCACCTGGAAGGTCCGAACGCGATCCTCCGCTACCAGGGTGGCGCCTATCACCTGGTCGGCTTCGACGAGGCGACGCACTTCGAGGAATCCGAGTACGACTTCATCGCCTTCTCGCGTACGCGCCGCCCGCCCGCCGGCCCGCTGGCGCAGGTGCCCATCCGGATCCGCGCCTCGGCCAACCCGGGCGGCCCGGGGCACAACTGGGTCAAGCGCAAGTTCATCCAGCAGCGGCAGCCCGGGATCGCCTTCATCCCCTCTAAGGTCTACGACAACCCCGGCATCGACGCCGACGACTACGTCGCCCGCCTCAAAAAGATGAACCCGCTGCGGGTGCAGCAGCTCCTCGAAGGTGACTGGGGCGCGTTCGAGGGACAGGCGTTCGAGGTCTTCGCGCGCGAAGTCCACTGCATCGCGCCGCTGCGGCTGCCGCCCGGGCTGGAGCGATTCGAGAGCATGGACTACGGCTCCTCGAATCCGACCGCTTGGCTGGCCTGGGCTGTTGACTTCGACGGCAACTGCATCATCCACGGCTCCCACTACGAACCCGGGCTTCCCTCCGACACTGCACCGATCATCCTGCGCCTGCGCCAGTCCTGGCTCTCGGAGTTCGCGGTCGGCGATCCGGCATCGCTTGCGATGCCCGGCTCGAAAAAGAAAGCCTGGGACGATCCCTTCACGATCCGAGACGAGTTCGCCGAGCTCGGCGTCCACATCGAGCCGGCCAACAACGAGCCTCGTCGCGGCTACACGCGGTTGCGCGAGCTGTTGAAGCTAGACCCCGAGCACCGCTTCCCTGCCTGGCATGAGCGAGCTGGCGAGAAGGGCGCGCCGCGCATCTTCATCGTCGAGTCCGAGTGCCCCGAGCTCGTCGAGCAGATCGAACAGGCTCCTGTTCAGCCCTCCGATAAGCGCTGGGGCGGCGAGATGATCGAGCCGAAGTGGGAGTCGGCCCACGGCCACGCGGTTGCAGCCGCGAGATACGGCGCGATGACCCGCCCCAGCGCTTCACCACTCCCCGCTCCGCCGGAGCCCGAGAGCGCCGAGGAACTTCGGGCGGCGTTCCTGCGGGAGCACCTGAACGGGGAGCGCCAGATGACCTTCGCGATCTAGAGAAAGGACGAACCAGCGATGGCAGTCAGCCGTTTCAACCTCGAACAGGCCGCCGAGCTCGAAGACCTGCTCGCCGAGGAGGAAGTCTCGGACGAGGCGCGCGAGCGCCTGGCGGCGATGGTGGAGACGCTCCGCTCGGGGCGGATCTTCGAGGAGCTCGTGCCGCCCAACATCCGCATCGACGAGCCGATCCCGGGCCACCACAAGAAGGCCGACGAGGCGCGCGCGGCGAGCCCGACTGGCGACCTGCCCCGCACCGACATCTCGCCGGCGCCTGCTCCGGAGGAGATCCTGCCGCCGCACGAGTTTGCGCGGCCGGTGCGTGTCAAGCGGGCGAGCGTCGCCGACCTGAACCCCGAGCTTGGTGCCGAGGCTCAGGAGGGCGTCCTGCACGAGAAGGCGATGGTGGCAGCCGGCGCTCGGCGCTTCCATCCCGCGCTGCCCGATGTCGAGAAGGCGATGCCCTACGACGATATGCGGGAGAACCTTTGAGCACGACCGCGCACGTCGTCCGAACGGCGCAACTGATGGCGCTCGCGCGGCAGATGGCGGCCGAGCTGACGGCGCTCTACCAGGGCCGCGTCAACGCCGGCGGCGACCCGATCGGCGAGGCCGAGGAAGCGCAGCGGGCGATGTACGAAGGGCTGCTGGCCGCGGGGATGACACCGCGCGACGCGCAGCGAACGGTGGGGAGGTTTCTCTAGTGCAAGCGAACATCGTCGAGCGGATGATCTTCTCGCCCTCGCGCTGCTTCCTCTGCCAGCGCGCCGACGGGGCGGCGATCGACACGGGCCTCCAGCGGCCGGCGCCGGTAGGACGTGTCTACGTCTGCACGACGAGCTGCCTGCCGGAGATGATCGAACTCTCCGGCGGCCTGTCGGCGAACGCGGCCAGCGAGATGCTTCGCCACGGCGCCGTCAAGACGCTGGAGCTAGAGACGGCTCGGGCCGAGATCCTGCGACTGCAGCCATTCGAGCGCGCAATCCTCGCCGCGAAGGAGGCGGTGTCCTGATGCCATTCGAGATCGTCACACGCCGAGGCAAGTACGTCGTCATCACGAAGGGCAAGCCGACGCACGTTCACGGCCGCTTCCCCAAGAATCCCGCCGGCCTGCGCGCGGCCAAGCGTCAGCTCAGTGCCCTCTATGTCCACGTCCCAGAGGCCCGCAGTGGCAAGTAGCGAGCAGCTTCTCCGCGACGAGCTACGGGCGGCGCACCGCCGCGAGGAAGCCCTGCAGCGTCAGGTCGGTGAGTTGCTCGACCGGATCATGTACCTGACCGGCAAGCCTTACGCGCCGACGCCGCTGGAGATGATCGAGCCGGAGGAGGAACCCGACGAGCCCGAGGACGCCGACTTCCCCGGCTTCACCGCCAACCGTGAGGCGGTCGGGCTTTGAGCGTTGTCGAATATGGCAGCGCGCCGACGGGACCGCTGGAGCGCGACAGCACGCTGAACCTGTGGGTCAAGCGGGCGCTGGCGGCGCGCAAGCATCGTCGCCGCTTCGAGAAAAACTGGATGGAGGCGCAGCTTTTCGCGGCCGGCCAGCAGTGGGTCGAATACAACACCCGCACGCATCGGACGCTCGTGCCGGATCCGTCCGACAGCAGCGGCCGCAAGCGGACGCACGACGTGCTGATGCAGTTCGTGTGGACGGTGCTGGGCGCGATGGCGACCGACGACTTCCGCCCTCGCATGGTCGCCGGCCCGCAGGAAGGCGTCGATGCACGCGACGCCGCCGCGTACGTCGATAAGGCGCTCGGCTTCGCCTGGGATCGGGAGATTGACGGCGACGCCTGCATCCACGATCTGCTGCTCGATCTCGTCATCTACGGCACGGCCGCCATGCGCTGCCGCTACGACCGCGGTCGCGGCACCCTGGTCGCCGAGCAGGTGCCCTATCAGAACGGCAACCCGGTCCTTGACCAGGACGAGCGGATGCGGGTCATGGACTCGGCCTACACGAACGGCAACCCGGTGGCGATGGCGCCGCTTCGCGAGGGGAAGGTCGTCTGGGAGCCGCTCTCGCCCTGGAACCTGCTGCCGCAGCCGGGCGTCGAGCACGAGCGCGATCTCTCCTGGCACATCATCGTCCGCCCCGTTCCCGTCGAGGAGCTCAAGGTCAGCTACCCCGACGTGGCCGACCGGATCAAGCCGGAGTCGATCACCTCGATGGACGTCCTCGGCACGCCGCGCGAGGAGAAGCAGGGCGACAGCGACGAGCTCGTCGAGCACGCACTTGTCTACACCGGCTACGAACGCCCCGGCCCCAAGAATCCGAACGGCCAGAGCGTCGTCTTCACCGTCGATACGTTGCTCGGACCGCCGCTCGCGAACCTGCCCTACGGCGACAAAGACGGCATCGTCTTCTTTCGCTGGTGGCCGGTCGCCAAGCGCTTCTGGGGCCGCGCCTTCATCGAGCCGGGCATGGAGCCGCAGCGGAACCTCAACAAGCGCGAGACGCAGGTGGACGACATCATCGACCGGGGGATGCCGAAGATTTATCTGGAGCGCCGCTGGGCTCGGAAGATGAAGATCCCGAAGGGGCTCGCGCTCGAAGTCGTCGAGCTCCCTGACGGCGCGGCGAAGCCGGAGATCGACGGCGGCCTTGGCCCCGGGACCTGGATGGAGAACGACCTGACTCGGCTGGTCGATTCCGTCCCCGACGCGCTCGGCGTCAAGCGTGTCTCACTCGGCGAGAATCCTCCCGGCGTCGGCAACTACTCGCAGTACGTCGCGGTCAAGGAGCAGGAGGCGGTCAAGCTGGGGCCGATCTCGCAGCGCTTCAACCTCGGGCTCGCCGAGGTCGCCACCTACACGGTGCAGGCGATGAAGCAGTGGCCGGACGCGAAGCAGTTGCTCGTCGCCGGCGAGGGAGAGAACTCGGAGCTCGAAGTGATGGCCTGGTCGAAGTCGAAGGTGCCCGACAAGTATCTGTTCCAGCCTGCCAAGCGCGGCTCGCAGCCCCGCGGCGCCGGCGCCGAGCTGGCGAAGGTGTCCGATCTCTGGACGGCCGCGATCAATGCCGGCGCAGTCGCGCGTAACCCGGACAAGTGGCTCGACTGGTATCAGGACTCGCTGGAGGCAGGGAAGGCGCAGCCGATCCCCGACTCCGGCCTCGAACAGCAGACGCACAAGGCGGCGCTGGAGAACCTGGTCATGGAGCAAACCGGGCAGGCGGTCCCCGTCGCGCCCTACGACAACGCCGAGCTCCACATCGCCGAACATGATCGCGCGCAGTCCCAGCTCCAGCAGCAGTTGATCGTCGAGCAGGCGCCGGGCGCGCAGCAGCGGCTACAAGTGCTGATCGCGGTCATCGACCAGCACAAGCAGATGCACGTCCAGCAGGCGCAGCAGGCCGCTATCGGCGCCGGCGGTGGACCCCAGCCGGCGATCGGCCAGGGCTCGCCGCCCGCGCCGGCGCAGCCGCCCGCCACGCCACCCGCATAGGAGGGACCGATGCCGAGTACCGGAACCAGGCGCAACGCCCCCGTCAACTTCAACACAGCCGCGAACCAGCAGATCGTCGCCGCCGCGGGCGGCTCGAACAAGATCAAGGTCGTCTCCTTCTTTCTTGTCGCCGCCGGCGCCGTCGTCGTCACCTTCCAGTCTGGATCGAACCCGATCACGGGGCCGATGACGATGGCGACCGGGGTCCCGCTCCAGGGTGACGCGGGCGATGTCTACGGGCGCCTGATCGAGACAGCCGCGGGCCAAGCCCTGAACCTGCTCCTCGGCGCCGCGGTGCAGGTATCGGGATTCGTGAACTACGTCATCGAGCCCTAACACGATGGCGGTGCCCAACCATCCGCTCCGAAAGCTCAAAGGCAGTGCCGAGGCGAAAGAGCTGATGGCAAACGTGCGGGCACATCGCAAGGGCGGCAAGCCGTCGCCGTCGAAGCCGACGAGCTACCGCGAGATCGCGGACAAACACCTCCCGAGTAAAGGAGCTCGCTGATGCCACCTACCGTCGCAACACGCGCCCTCCGTGGTCGCTGGTCGGGCCAGGGCAAAAAGAACATCATCACCGACCTGACCCTCAGCGCCGACTACGTCAACGGGACGGGCTGGGCGATCACGAAGACGCAGCTCGGGTTCGGCGCTAGCGACACGCTCGACTTCGTCGATGTCGAAGGTAGCCTCGGCGGCTACATCTTCGTGCCGGTCCGAACCGCGAGCGGGATCAGCCTGCGCGCTTACACGGCACCCGGCACGGAGGCCACGACGAACCTCGCGGCGCTGAACGGGATCGTCGTCCGCATACTCGCGACCGGCAACTGAGATAGGAGGCAACCAGCGTGAAGAACCACTGGCTTCTGAACGAAACCGACCCGGGCGGCGGCGAGGCACCTGAGCCCGAGCCGATGCCCGAGCCTCCGGCGCCGGCGCCAGAGGGGGAACCGCCGGAGGGCTACGTCCCACGGCAGCAGTTCGACGAGCTGCAGGAGCAGTTCCAGGAGCTCGAAGGACTGCGCGACTACATGCAGACACTGCCGCCGGAGGCGTTCGCCTACCCGAGCACTACGTCGCAGGCGGGGCAGCCGCAGCCGGGCTACGGCGAGCCGGCGGACGAGAATCTACCGCCCGATCCGTCGGTCGATCCGTACGGCTTTCAGCAGTGGCTGAACGCCGACCGGGAGCGCCTCGCCGAGGAGTTGAGCGGGCGCTTCGACCCGGTGATGAAAGAGATGCACGACCGGCAGGCGCAGACGCAGCTCGACCAGGCGATCACCGGCCTGCCCGAGGAGGCCCGCCACCTCGGCTTGCCGGAGAACCAGCACGAGCAGGCGGAGGAGGCGATCGAACACCTGACGGCTGCCTTCCTGCCGATCGACCTAGGCGACCAGGTCGCGAACCTGCCGCCCGAGTACGCGGAGCGCGTCGTCCAGCAGCAGCTCGGGGCTGCGGCGGAGCAGGCGAGCGCCTACCTCGGCCAGTTGCTCGAACTTGCGCGGACGCAGGCGCGCGAGGACTACAAGGCGTCGCTGCAGGGCGGCGGCCAGGGCGAGCAGCCGCGAGAGCCCGCGGTGGCGGGCGCCGGGATTCCCGGCAACGCGCCGGCAGGCTCCTACGACGAGATCGTCAACAGGTATCTCGGCGCCGTTGAGTGAGCCGAGAGTCCCCGTCAACCCACCACCCCTACTGACCCCCACATAAAGGAGGCGTGCGTTGGCCGACGAGCTAACAACGACTCTGGCGAACATGCTCTACGAGATGCAGGGCTTGTTTCGCCGCAACTACTCGATCCGGGCCGTGCTCGTCTCCGAGCTCGAAGGCAGGCGGCGCGGCGACGCGGAGCAGGTCTACACCGACCGCGGCCGCGTAACCCGGACTTCGCGCGCGGGCCGCGTGCGCTTCTCGGGCAAGTGGGTCCGCATCCCGATCGAGCTCTCGCCGATCCAGGGCACCGGCACCGTGTCCGAGGCCGGGACGGTGAACGTGCCGCACGTCATCAACACGACGGAGGCACACGTCCTGATGGCGAGGATCGTGCACCCGATCTCGATCTCGCTGGACGCGCAGTACGCGTCACGGGCGAACTTCGCCAACAACGGCGACGCGGCCGAGGTCGCCGACGCCGTCTCGTTCCGCATGAGGGGGGCGGAGCGGATCATGCCCCGCGTCTTCAACGAGATGCTTTGGGGCAACGGCGATGCGCTGCTCGCGGCCATCACCGCCGGCGTCACCTCGGCCACGATCACGGTCGGGACGGCGGCGAACTTCTACCAGCTCTACTCGGGGCGGATCGTGGACGTTCTCACTCGCGCTACTGGCACCCCGGTCGCCGGCGGCTCGGGCCTGACGATCGTCTCCACGAACCCGGCCGCGGGAACCGTCACCCTCTCCGGTTCGGTCACGGTGACGACCGCCGAGGGGATCTACATCGAGGGTTCCTTCGGGACGGCGACGCAGGGGCTGGGACAGGCACTTGCCACCTCCGGCACGTTCGAGTCGATCGACAAGTCGCTGCAGCCCGGGTGGCTGGCGGTGGACGGGCGAGGCGGCGACACGACGACGCAGGACCTGTCGCAGGCGATCCTCGACGGGGCCGAGCGGCGCGTCGGCAACAACGGCGACGGGCCGGACTTCTACCTCGGCGACATCGCCGCGATCGACCGTTTCGGTCAGACGCTGATCTCGCAGTCGCAGTGGGCCGGCGACGCCGGCCAGCTCAAGACGGGCTGGAATGGCGTCACCTACCGGGACAAGGTCCTGGTCGGCGACCGCGACGCGAAGGTCGGCCGCATGGTCGGGATGGATATGGACTCGATTCAGCTCTACAGCTACACCGACGGCCCGAGCTGGATCGACGACACCGGCTCCATGTTCATGCGGTTCAGCCGAAAGCTGCCCAAGGAGGCATGGTTGGCCGACTTCGTACAGCCGGCGTGGTCACGGACCAATACGACCGTCTACCTCGACAACCTGGCCCTCGCGGCCTAACGAGTCGCCGCCGGATCACCGCCGCGGCGAAGGCAGGGGAGCGGCGCCGCTGGTCGCCGCTTCCCTCCGCCTCTAGGAGGTCGCCATGCACGAATTCGAGACGCCCTCGGGGCTTGCGATCGTCGCCGCAGAGCGCGACGACCGCTCACTCGAAGCCGACTTGAAGCGGCTCGACCCGGCGCTGTTTCTGACCCGGGAGCTGCATCGCCCGAGCGGGCGCTGGAGCTACGCCGTCTATCACTACCTCGGTCCCGAGCAGCCACCGATCCACGTCCTGCACTGGACGCGCGACCGGACGGCAAAGGGCGAGCCGCTGCCGCTCTCCAGCGGCCTCTACTACGAGGTCGAGTCGCGCAAGCGCAACTTCGGCCGCAACCTCGCCGCCGAGGCGCAGGCCGAGAACGAGCGGATGGCGCAGGCCGATCTCGAAGCCGCCGACGAGGAGCGGGAGGAGGACTACACGAGCTACTTTCGCCGTCGCCTACGGCTGGGCTCGGCGTTCAACTACCAGCGCTACTTCCCGATGGACGAGAAGCACGTCCGCCGGCCGAACGAGCGCCTGCCGGAGGACCGATGACCTTCAAGGATCTGCAGGACGCGGTTCTGGCGGAGCGCTTCGCCGAGGAAAAGCGGGCGAACTCGAAGCACTGGATCAACCTCTGGGAAGCGAAGGTCTGGAACGCGACCGACTGGGCGATCAAGAGTGCGCCCGACGTTGCCGTGCAGCTCTCGGGGGGAAGCGGCAAGTTCGCCTTGCCGGGCGCGAT